CTATACCTTTGAATAGACAAAGCGCATGGCAAGATTTGACAGGCATTACTTCAGTGCAAATTGGAAGCGCTTCGGCTTCGGCAAAGCTTATGTACGACGCTGCGAAAAATGCAGTGTATGTCGTCGGTTCAGACGGTACTACGGCCGTTAACTTCTATGCGACAGGTGAAGTCTCTGCTTACGGAGCTGGCACAGGAGGCGGAAGCGTAAGCTATAACAGGCTCGACGCTTGGGCAGATTACACTTCAGACAAGTCAGGATGGGTGCTTTCGGCTTTATTGGGAGTTGATTTAAATAACAGGCTGTCAAATGTTGAAAGTGGTTCAGCAACATCAGTAAGCGTTTCAGGAACTGGTGATGTGATAGTAGGTGGAAGCAAATCAGGTAATGTAATCACGCTTACAAGAGGTAATCAAAGTTGGGCTAATCTTACAGGCAAACCTGCTACATTCACCCCGTCAGCGCATACTCACTCAACATCTGACATTACAAGCGGGATTTTTAACATAGCAAGAATACCAACGGGGACATCAGACACAACAGTTGCATTAGGTAACCACTTGCATACAGGAATTTATGAGCCTGTATTTACAAAGAATACTGCTTTTAACAAGAATTTCGGTACGACATCTGGAACAGTAGCGCAGGGCAATGATTCAAGAATAATTAACGGACAAACAGCATTTGAGTGGGGGGATTATAGGAATTATGGGATAGGCAGAACAACTGCTAACGCCTATACGGGTGGAGATGTTGATGTGCCTGTTGCAACAGGGTTGTATTCTACAGTTGCATCAAGTACAGCTAATACTCCAATTTTTGCACATTCTGGGTCTATTATAATGCTTCAAAGTGGGGCATCGGGTAATGAGTATAAAAGTCAAATATGGGTAAAAGGGAATGCTACCACAAACAATCAGTTATTTTTCAGGCATAGGAGGGGTTCTTCGGGCTGGAATAATTGGGATGAGATTTATCATACTGGTAACCTTACATCCCTTGTTTACACAAAGACAGAGGTAAATAATGCGCTTGCTTTGAAATTGGACAAATCGGTATTTGATGATTTGTTTGAAAAGGTTGAAATTTCGACAGGTGTTTATGCAATTAAAGCAAAATACAACTTCTACTCGGTAGGGGAAGTTTCGGCTTTCGGTGCTGGTTCTGGAAGCGGCGGTGGTTCTTCATATAACAGATTAGACGCTTGGGGCGATTATGATTCATCAAAATCAGGATGGGTGTTAAGTGCACTGCTTGGTAATGACCTTAACACGAGAGTAACAAGCCTTGAAAGTGGTTCAGCTCTGAATATCACAACTACTGGAACAGGCAATGCTATCACAGCAATTACAAAGTCAGGTAATACCATCACGGCAACAAAAGGTTCAGCTTTCAGTGTAGATGGACATACTCATACTAAATCACAGATTACAGATTTTCCAACTTCAATGCCGGCCAGTGATGTATATGCTTGGGCAAAAGCAGCAACAAAACCTACTTACACATATACAGAAGTAGGTGCTGCTGCTGCAAGTCATACTCACGATTATCTTCCACTGGCTGGTGGAACTTTAACCGATAACTTATCAATAAGAACTGGTAATAATGATAAATTTATAACTTTTGATTATCTGGGAAATGATACTTATAACTGGAGAATAGGATACTTAGGTACTGGTTCAGGAGAGGCAAATTATTTAGTTTTTCAATCGAGTAAAAGTTCAGGTGGAATTTATTATAATGCTTTACGTTTTGGTTTAGTTTCTTTAAAGGGTGATTTTGCTGTAACTCCTTCGGTTAATGGAGTGGATTTATCATTAAGCAGTCATACTCACCCTGCTGTAACAACTTCCATTGCTGGATTTATGAGTGCTGCTGACAAAACAAAGTTAGATGGTATATCAGCTGGTGCAAGACCTGGTACAGTAACTTCTGTCGGCTTATCAGTACCAACTGGATTATCTGTAACAGGTTCTCCTATTACTACATCAGGAACATTAGCTATTGCGCTGGCTTCTGGTTATGCTATTCCTACAACAGCAAAACAAAATAATTGGGATACTGCTTATACACATAGTCAGTCAGCACACGCTTATCTTCCATTGTCTGGAGGAACAATGACTGGTGCTATAAAAGGAACTCATTTTTATATAGGGTATAATTGGACTGCTAAGACAAATGGAATACAGTTTGGCATAGATGGATTAAATTCAGGATTATCATTCTATGATGGTGTTCAACCTTATAGTGCATCAATATTTAGAGAAGAAGAAAATTTTTATGTAGGTGTAAGAAGTGGAAATAGAGCTACTGGAATAACTATTGATAGATTAGGTAATATAGGAATTGGAACAACATCTCCAGCTTATACATTAGACGTTTCAGGTACAGGAAGATTTACTGGTAATCTTACAGCACCAACTTTTATAGGTAATTTAAATGGTAATGCATCTACAGCCTCATCTGTTGGAGGATTAACTGGTATCGGCACTGCAACTCCGCTGATGGACGGAACGGCATCCGTAGGAACAAGCACATTGGCAGCACGGCAAGACCATCGACACCCGACTGACACATCAAGAGCTGCGGTTGGGCAGACTATGTACATCGGGACTACTGCTGTAGCTATAAACCGAGCTTCAGGTACGTTAAATTTGGCTGGTATCGGCTCGCTGGCGATGGGCGGTGCATTAACAGGAGTAACAACACTCACGGCTTCCACTTCGGTAACAGTCCCGAAAGTGATTTTCGCTGTCGGGGGCTGGTCGGTCGAGCAAACAGGTACAGAAATACAATTCAAATACAACAATGTTGTGAAGCAAAGGTTATTATCGGATGGCAGTATAGTTGCCGTCGGCGAAGTAACGGCTTTTGGCGCAACATCTTAATAATGAAAGGAAAATAATATGAAAAAGTTTTTATTATGGTTAGCAAAGATTTTCAAAGTAGATTTAGTTACAGAGAAAATCATTTATCGGGACAAGATAGTGGAAGTCCCTGTAGAAAAATTGATTGCTCTTGAAGGTACAATTAATGGCGATGTTACCGTGAAAGGTAATTTGATAGTTGAAGGAAGTTTAACTGTAACAGGTGAAGTGTCTTGTTACAAAATAAAAGGAATATAAAATGAAAAAAATTGCTTTATCTGAATTAATTAAAGAATATCCAGACCTCATTTATGTCATAAATGATTTGGTTGATAAATTCAAAAAAGAACTGTTAGAGAAATATCGAGATGAGGATGCAATCAGTATAGGTGAGGAGATTATTAAAGGTCGTGGTCTTAAATTTAAAGATTGGACTGAAGGCGATGACCATACAAAAGATTTCATAAGTGGAGTTATGTATGCAATAAAAGAATTGAAAATAGATGAATTAGTAAACACACGCGAATATGTAGGAGACGGATTCTATCAAATAGATGACGATGGCGATAGAGTATTTTATTATTCAGAAAGGGACTAAACTATGGCTTTACCGTTAACAGGAATAAGTACAAGCATGGTAGCGCAAGCTATCGGCGAAGGGAGCAATGATGTAGGTACTCTTTGCTCAAGTACGAAGATAAACAAATGGTCAAAATGGAAGCCGATTTCTATCGCTAAGGTTACGGGAATAACCGAAAGCGATTTGCAATCTGCTAATTATGGGTTGTCGATACCTGCAGCGGACTCTGACGACGGAACATACCTTTCGCAAACATGGGGGTATATAAAACCTGCAGGGGGCGCAAATTCTCCTTACAGGCTCGGCGATTTTAGGGCGTATGAACATGCTGCCGTATTGCCTTTTAATTTGATTATGCCTAACTATATCGCAGTTGGCAGTAGTGGTGTAGTAGCCAAAATAACGTTCCCGAGTATTTCCGCCAACAACGTTGACGGTAAGTACTTTTTTGGAGATAAATACTTTGGCGTATTAATCAAAAAAGGTACTGAAATACAGTACAAAACTGCGACTACAACTATAAACAACGGAGGAACTACGGTAGATTTTTCCGAGTCGACTTTATTGGACACTACGGGAACAATCGAGTTGTACGCGATGTTTACGCCTACGGCAATTCCTACGATTTCAAGCTCAATTTCTCAAATGTTATACTCGCTCAACGGAGAAGCAAACATAGCTTACAGAAGTGTTAACGTTTATGTTCCAGAGGCGACAGTCTATCTTATTGGCTTCGCAGGGTTAGCTACTGCCGACAGAACAGCTATAGCCCTTGACGGAAGTGTTAGTGTAGGAGGCGGAGTTATTACTCAACCAGCACATCTTACAAGACAGTTAACACAAAATTATACACTTGATAATATTAGCGTTACGATTAGGCGTGATAGCGATAATGTTACAGTCTTTAGTCAGAGCTATGCACCCGATTTACAGTCATCGCCAGACGCCTTATATACCGATATGATGGCAGGAGAAAATATAAATTTAAGGTCAACCTTATATAAAGACGTAACCGACCTTCCGCTTTTACCGCCAGATGACCACTATGTTGTAGTTTATAATCTTAATTATGTTATAATGTGAAAAACGTAGTATCAAATATAGATATGAGCTACTCAATTCCTAACTTTAAACGGTTAGTGAATGTAATAGCCCATATCTTTAACATCGAAAGCGAAATATTTATCATGCCTTTGCGTGTTAAGGAGTTAGACGAAAATTCGTATGTAGTGCCTTCGATAAACAGTTTTATCATTTATGTGAACGAAAAGTACTTACGTGAAGATAAAATTACTAACTTTGTTATACGCATGTTCATTCATGAGATGTGGCACGTTAAGCAGATGGCTTACAAACGATTGTCGTTTAATGATGAGCACACGAAGGTGTATTGGAACGGAAAAGAATATACTTCCGACCTTTCGCACGATGAACGCGAGTGGGAGAATGAGGCAAGACAAGCAGAACAAAAATATTTCAAACAAGTAAAACAACTATTTTATGGCAACAAAGAAAATTAACTCAAAAGAGAAATCGACAAGTACAATGACGCGTAACGAAGCCGTGTCGTTATTTATGTTAATCAGGGATATTAAGAACGGAAGCCTTTCACGTGAAGCGCTTGTGAAGTACGTAATGCTTCGCGTTAAACTGAAAGCACTTTACGACGAATACGAACGCGTGCGCCAAGAGATTAGTGAGCAAACGAAGCCTGAAGGCTGGCAAGAAGGCGATGCGCAGGATGAATGGAACGAGGCGTTTCGGCCAGTGATGGAAGCATGGTTGAAAGAGCCTGCAAACATCGAAACGAAAATCTTCACAGAAAGCGATTGTGCTGATCTTATCATGAGTAATCCTGACAAGACAGGCACGTTCGTTGACGTCGTTATGGAGTACTTAAAGAAATGACGCAGAAAAGAACACATCGATACATAGCTACATCGTTAAATGACACATAAAACAGACACGAAGATGGATAACGGACTGAACTATTTCAAGATACTATTTATCGCGATCGGAGGATATATCGGGTTTCTTATAAAAGAGTTAAAACCTACATTCCCGCTGATGATCGTAGTGATAATTTTCATTTTGTATGACACGTGGACAGCGTATCAGTTGAACAAAAGGGCAAGTGAGCAATATCCCGACAAGGTTAAAAAAGAAAATGCTAAATTCAAAAGCTTTTCGTTCGCGAAGGTAATACGATCAACTATTCCTAAACGATTGATGCTTATAATTTTGGCGTATTTGGTTGAGCATTGGGTTTTCGTGTACATGGACGTACCGTTGTCATACATTGTTGCCGGAATAATTTGCTTTGAGCAAGCATGGTCTATTCTCGAGAATGAAAGTTCGTGTCGTGGAGAGAAAGAAGGCATGTTTTGGCGGTTACTGCAAAAGATAATGATCGACAAAACAGAGCGACATTTCGACGTGAATTTGGATGAGTTGAAAAATAATCAAAATTCGACAAATAAACAAATCGATGAGAACAAGTAATAAAGGAATAGAGCTGATAAAGAATCATGAAGGATTGAAGCTAGCTGCCTACATTTGTCCTTCAGGAAAACCGACAATCGGGTACGGACACACGAAAGACGTGTTGCTTGGCGACGTAATAACAAAAGAAGAAGCCGAAAGATTGTTGATAGAAGATTTGGTAACGGTTGAGAACGAAATAAACAGTCATAATCTAAACATAAATCAAAATCAGTTTGACGCGCTTGCGAGTTTTGTTTACAACGTCGGAGTAGGAAATTTCAGATCCTCGACGCTTTTAAAGAAAATAAAAGCTGATCCGAACGACAGAGACATTGAACGACAATTTAATCGCTGGGTGTACAGCAAAGGCAAAGTGCTGCCTGGTCTTGTAAAACGTCGTAAAGAAGAAGCAAAACTGTATTTCACAAAAGAAAAAGATCATGAAAAGAAATAAAATACTTAACATTACTACATTGATAATTATTCTGTTATCTATTTCAGGATGTAAGCCGAAACAGATACTTGTCCCTGTTACAGAAACGAAGATCGAGTTCCGAGAACGGTCTCGAGTTGACAGCGTATATAACCGCGACACGTTGATGTTGTTCTCACAGAACGACACGGTTTATCTTCAGTCGATTAAATGGCGTGAGCGATTCAGGATCGACACGATAAGCGTCGTTAAAGTCGATTCGATACCTTACACGGTTGAGGTTGTGAAAGAGGTAAACAAGCTTACGAAATGGCAACAAATACGATTGTCTGCACTAAACATTCTGATCGTGATAATAGTAATATACGTTATAATTAAGATAAAATGGTGAGATAATGCTTGATTAAGATTTGACATAAGGCATAATATTACCTAAATCATTTTTGTAGTTAGATTATTTGTTATTCATGAGTAACGGCAGCATGCGAAGGTAGCCGTTATTTTTTTATGTACGCACAAAAAAAAATTGCCGCTCGTTTCGCAACGAAAAGGCAACTAATGTAAAGTTATGAACGTAAACTAAAATTAAAAGAGTGCTTAGTGTATGAGTATATGAGTATAATTACACACTACAAAGGTAGTTATTATTTACGCACAAAAACGTGCTTAATGTTAAGATTATGTTAAAAACGTGTTAAATCTATGTTAAAAGTGCAAATAAATTTGCAGGTTAAGAAGTAAAGTTGTAAATTTGAAGACAATTAAAAGATAAAACAATAACAGCTCGAAAGAGCACTAAATTTTAAAGTTATGAACGCAAGATTTAAAAAGTATCGTTTTAACGGTAAAATGAAACATTACAGTGAAGGATCAAAGCTTTACAAAGCTTACAAACAGAGTATCGAATTTCTATGCGAAGTCGAAGGCGCGCAATTTCAAAACGCGTTCACAACAAACGGCAAAACGTATGCCGTGATTGAGTACTATCCGAAAGAGTATAGTTTTAGATGCAAAAAACTTAATCGCTGGCTGAATAAGAGAGCCAATAGCGGTGTTTATTTGCGTGAACTTGCTTACGTTTCGCTCGGTAGCGAGAAGTAAAATAACAAAGGAGGTTGCCGAAAATCCTTTAAAAGAGTAGGCAAAATTTTCTAAAATTTAAAGTTATGAAAACAAGTAAAAAACAATTAATCAAACAGATGCTGAATGACAATTTTAGCTCTTATCCTCAAAGGTATCCGATCGGCGACAATGAGCCATCGGAGGATGCTATTTGTGAGTTGTTCTATTTTATTAAAGAACAATATGAAAATGATGATACCGAAAACAAGGGGTCGATGGATGAATGGTTGAAAATAGCAGTTGACGAATATCTAAGACATTTCGATGATTACTTACAAGAAGAAAAAGTGGGAGAAAACAAGAGGTATATAATGAGTCAAATAAGATACCTGCAAAAAACAAATGAAAGGTGAAGATTGGCATTATTTCTTGAGAAATACAAACGATTATTACAAAGTGAAGTAAGCGTTATGGAAAAACTATATTGGCAAATTGAGCAATTTTCAGGATCGATGATAAATTTGATGGATGAAGATCAAAAGATTTATTCAGAAAAATTGACTAAAAAACAGTTGGAGAATTTATTAGGCTTGAAATTGAGAGTTGCGAGAAAAGAAGAAAATCCTGATGTAATCGCAAGCGCGATGGTGCTTGTCGGATCAAACAAAATGATTGACACAAGACGAAGCATAAGAGGAACGACGACAAGATGTTATATGATTGACAACACTAAATTTTAATAATATGCAAAACGATGATTTGAAAAATAACAGCCACACTGATGCAAATAATGTGTTATCGGCTGGGCTTTCTCTAATTCAAGCTAAAGATGCTGCAATGATTGAAGGCAAGAAGATAAGACACCGATTTTTTATGGACGATGAATATATCTACTATAAAAGCGGATGTTGGTTTACGAATGATGGTTATCAAGTACCAGACGTTTGTTGGTTGGTTGAATCCTCAAGAACAAGGGTGGTGGAATGATAGTTGGTCGGTGGTGTCATAGCCTTGCCACTAACAAATCTATTGATGAAAGAGAAAACATCGTAGTCGAATTCGAAGGAGGTAAGATCGTACAAAATTTTACTGAAAACAGGCTTCAGATTATATTTGATGAAAAGCCGAGTCGCGAAGTTATAGAATTGTTGAAGAAGAATGCTTTTCGATGGTCTCCGCGATTTGGAGCTTGGCAACGGCAAAACACGAATAACGCTATTGCAGCTGCAAAGAAAGTTTTAGAACAAATTAAAAATTTAGAAAAATGAGTAAAAGAGAAGATAAGGCACTCGAAAATTTGCTTAGCAGATATGGAATTGATCCGAATGCAAAGAAAGAAAAAAGAATATATGTAGATGTAAATACATTTCAGTATAAAATAGGCACGAAAGTGCTTGAAGTTGCAAGTGGATTAATTTCAGAGATAACAAGATTAGACGAAAATCGCGGGATAATACTTAACGTATTAAACAGAGGCGAAGGAAATAATGAAATTGTCGATTGGCAATCAAGTTTTGAAAAAAGAATAGAACAAGGTTATTTAAAAATAATTGAATAATTAGAACAATGAAAACAAAAACAATCAAACAAATGTATGACGAACTAAACGCTGAAGTCATTCGGAAGATAAAAGCAGGTGATTTCACGGTAACGAAAACAGAAAAACATGTGGTTACTATTGAGGTAGAAGGACTGCCATTTTCGTTTTGGATCGCTAACGGATGGGAATTTCTTGAGAGTAACGGATCATTCGATCATGAAAACGCTGTTACGTTGACAATGACGCGAGAAGATAAGAAAGAAATTTTCGATCTTATAGGGTTATCGGATGAGGATCGTGTCAGGATGGAAATCGAAGAGCTTCAGAAAAAGATCGATCTGATGAAAAGCAAACTCGAAAAAACAGTCGAAAAACATGCAGAAACCGAGTAATTTCAGGTAAAAAATAAAAGTAGCGACAAAAAATTTACTATAAAAATTTATTGACTTAACTGTTTATGTTTCAAGCAATAATGAGTAAAAAATAAAAAATAAATTACTTTATATAGAGATATAAATAATAAAAATAATACTATATATAGTTTTCAAATTAAATGCTTATTTTATTATTTTTCTATGAAACATAATCCAGGAGCGCGTTTGAGGCGATAAATCGATTTTTCTGAAATTTATTTTTTGTACTACTGAAAAATAATTGCAAAAAAGTTTGCGAAATAAGAGAAAATGAATTAGATTTGTGAAGTGAATTTCAAAGTATGAATAACAACTAAAAAACAAAAGTTATGAACAACAATCAAACAGAACAAAAGAGAGAGATCGTCGAAACCCGTAAGGGCGGGTTCGGAGGATCGGACGCGAAGATGTTTTACAAGGTAGGACTGAAAGGCTTGTCGGCTTTGTCTGACACGGATAAGCGAAGGATAGCAGTCGCGCTCGGACAGGCAGAGTACATCGAAATACCAGCTACTGAGGCGATGGAGGCTGGGAATGAATTCGAGAGGTGGCTAAGATCAAAATACAGTGAAGAAAATGGATGGGAGAGTAACTACAAGTTAGAAAGTGATTTTATCAAGCCTCGAAACTTCAAAATTTTTGCGCATGCAGATTTTTACGACAAAGACAGAAACACTGTAATTGAAGCGAAATACACATCAACTGACGTAGATACAACTATTAAAGATTACATAGCGCAACTTCAATGGTACTACATGTTAGGAGCAAAAATAGTTTTTCTTACAAAAGGTGATCAAGGCGCTAAATTCGATGCTGATGAGTATAAAGGCTATTATGATCTATTTATAGTACGCGACGACAAGTTTATTGAAATATTACGAAATGGCATAAGCCTGATCGACGACTTCTGCGACGACTTCGTCTATCAAGAAAAAGACGAATGGACAACGTTCGACCTTATGCCTCATGAGCAGGCCGCTGCGGAGGTTATGTTCAACTATCTTTCACAGATAAAAAAAATGGAGGAAGAAGTCGAAAAGCAGAAAGCTATCATGCTTGATTTGATGTTGAAAAACGGAGTTAAGTCGCTTAAAAGCGATGGATACACGTTGACTGTAGTGCCTGAAAGCATTCGATCGACGTTCGACAAGGCGAAATTACTGAAAGAACATCCTGAAATCAACGAAAGCGATTACTTGAAAACATCAGTTGTAAAACCGTATCTTAAAATTACATTGAAATGAAAGCGAAAGAAATAATGTTACACATTTCAAGGTCTCTTGGAAATTATGAGTTCGCTAAAATGGCAGTTACATACGAAATAAACGAAGGCGACGATGTAGCCGACTGCTTCAAGTCGGCACAACTCGCGATAAACGAAGCATTCGACGCTTTGTTTCCTGATTACAACGCAGGATCGTATGTAGAAAAGAGCGCTGAAAATTACGACAATGAAATGACAATAAAAAAGCAACCGCTTATGATCGACGACGACAAGTTTCTGAAGATCAAAAAGAGGATCATGAACGGTACGCTTACGATCGAAGACGTCGAGAAATATTATGAATTAGGAGAGCGTGAGCGTGAAGTATTGACGACAATCGAAAAACTGAAAGAGTTATGAAAACGAAAATTGAAAAAGTCGTTGACGCAGCGTGCTGGATCGTAGTATCAGCTGCAGCGATCTATTTCGCGACGAGAATAATTGTAGGACTGATAAACAAATTTGTGTTATGAAACAGACAAAGACAGAAAAAGCGATGCTTATTGTATCGATAATTATAGCAACATTGCTGTTTGCTTTAGCAGTGATTGAAGTAATAAGTCTAAAATAATTAATTAACAACTAAACGGCGGGGGCGGGCGTGGGCGCATAATATTATGAAAATAAATAATGTAACAGGTTATTTTGATTGCAGGCAGTTCAAAGCTAACACACCGAAGAGCAATCGCGTGATGATCGAGAACGGAGGACGGATAACGTTTACAGTACCGTTTACTGACGAAGAAATAGAGGAGTATCAAGAAATCAAAGAATTTGCTAAGAAGTCGGAAAAGTCAGGATTGAATTACGTATCATTCAAGATTTTCCCGAAAGCGTGCAGAATGTACACGGCAGCTGCAAAGCAGATCGAATTTCCTGCCAACTCTGTACTTGACGGAGGAAAGTTTGAAGTAAACATCGAATTCAACGTGAAACACGGTGTCGGGACCGAATTGAACGGTTGCTACGTGAACGCGATACAGGTTATTCGGAAAGCCGACAATCCTTTCGACGTCGTCGAAGGCGGCAACGATGATTGGATAAACAGTCCTCAGCAAGCTGATCCGTTTGACGTGAGCGACGATAAGCGTGTTAGTGGAACAACTATCCAGGACGATAAAAAAGTGTCTAAAAACGGCTCTAAAGTGGCAAAAAACGACATCGACGAAAAAGTAGATGATTTGCCGTTCTGAAATTAAGTAACTCGGCAGGCAGGAAAGTTGTCCTGCCTGCAAAATTAAAAATTTTTGAAAATATGAAAAAACAGGAATACATTGTAAGACTAACTCAAATCATCGATGAGTTTAACACGCTGAAATTGACGAAAAAGCAGATGGCCGAGAAAATGGCAGAGCGCTACGGTGGAAACGTCAAGTCTCATTATTGGAGAATAGCGAGGCTGAAAGATGGTGAACTGAACATCAGAAAATGAATTATAATAATTTATAGATATGAAAAGAGTAGATTATCTTGAAATATTATCAGATATTCCTTGCGGAGATGAATTCGATTATTTCGAATCAGAAATGAAAATTGCAGAACGTGATTATTTCTATAAAAAAGAAACATTTATAAAAGGTATTAGACTTGAAATTCAAAATCTAAAAAAAGAAATAATCAGTAATATTTTAAATGATATAAAACAAAATGAATCTGAATTAAAACTTTGGATAACAAAAGATTATAAGTTTATATTCAATTTCTTATATATAGATTCATTATTATTGTCTGAAATACATACAAAAAAATATTATGAACGAAAACTGAAAAAACAATTGGACGATTATCAGTATAGAAAATTATTAAATATACGATATAGTTTATATGAATTATATAAAAACAAAGCAAAGACAATTTATATATTAAATTATTGGTTAAGTGTGATAGATGAATTGGAAAAGATATATTTAAAATAATTTAAATATGAAAAACTATAAGTACGAATTGATGAAAGGTTCAAAACACATCGTTTGTCCGAAGTGCGGAAAGAAGACGTTTAAACCTTTCGTTGTAACAGGCACAAATGTAGTCGTTGACGCAGAACGTTACGGTAGATGCGAGAGGGTCAATTCTTGTGGTTACTTCCGTTATCCTGGAGGCGACAACAAATACGATTACGACTACACACAACCAACACGGCAACCTCAACAAAAGATAGTACCTGACTTCATCCCTGCAGAATTCGTCGAAAAAACGTTTTGCAGGTTCAAGGAGAACGTGTTCTTCATGTATTTGGTCGAGATGTTCGGAATTAATGAAGCGTACAGGCTTCAGGAGCTTTACAACATCGGAACAGCAAAGAACGGAGGCACTATCTTCTGGCAACAGGACAATGAAGGCAACTTCAGGACAGGAAAGGTTATGTATTACAACAAAGACGGACATCGAAAGAAGGATCGTACAAGCTGGTACATTCACAACAAGGTTAAGGAGAATTTCGTGCTGCAGCAAGTGTTCTTCGGCGAACATCTTGTAACTGAAGACAAGCCTATAGCGATTTGCGAGAGTGAGAAGACGGCGATCATGATGTCAGTATTCAGACCAGAATTTACGTGGATCGCGGCTGGAGGTAGCGAGATGCTGAACGATTATCGTATCGATCGGTTACCGCGTCTCGACTTCGTATTTCCTGACAACGGACAGTTTAAGAAGTGGCAGAAAAAGACAGAAAGATACGAAGGAAGACAGATTGATACAAGCGTAGATCAGGCCGTGAAGGAAGGACGGCTAAAAGCAGGGGACGACATTCTCGATCTTGAGCTACTTGAAAGAAAATTTGAGATGTATCGGAAAAGTGTTTTAAAATACGCATAAAAATTAAGATCATGGACAAAAATTCAAACATAAGCAAAAGCGGAAAGATCGTCATGCACAGAAAAAGTGGACGAATAGGTCGTACTTACGACAAGGATGAGCCGATAAACGGAAAGATACCTGTTTATTTCGAAACAGACGAAAAGAATGTTTACGAAAGTAGAGCAACGTTATGCGACACGAATAATTTGATAGTAATCGGATTTATCGATTAAAAAGTTATAGTTATGAAAACAAATATTTTAGATGACATCGAAGTTCTTTATTTCGATAAAAATGAAAGTAAAATTTTCGGTATAAAATCGGCAGTTTTATGGGGAAGATCAAAATCTGAGAATTATATCTTTCCGCTACTCTATATTTCAAAGCCAAAATGCTTGACAAAAGAAGAATTTTATTCTCTATTAGATAATTTAGAAATAAAATTGAAAACTGTTAAATCATGAAAAAAAATATCGATTTTGAAAAACTAGTCCAAATAATGGACTGGGAACGATTTGAAGGAGAGACATGGGAAGACGTGTTCATGCGAGAAGTCGGCGACACGACTGCAGTGCCTGACAACCTTATCATCGACGTTGTACATGCTGGCGGGTTGGAGAAGTGGGCACGGCTGCAGAAGCACACAAGCGTTGAGGATTTGGCTGAAGATATTTCACGGATAATGCGAAAGGCGATAAACAGCTCTATCCTTACAGGGAAGAAAAAGGACACGTTTCCTACGATACGTAATTTCTCGGTTTATTGCAATCGCGTTAATTGCAAAGACGGAGGCGTTGACAATGAAGCACAACGGATTGCCAACGCTGCATGGTACGGAGCGCTTGCACAGATGCACCTGAAAGAGAGAACTGATAAGATGTTTGCAAATAAGCCTGACGAGACACGTTTCAATGAAGCTGTTAAGAAGGTAAAAAGCGTTTGGGGCTTCAGCGATAACGACATAGATGCGTTGAGGTATTTCGTTTGCCAGACACGGCACGAAGGTCATAATCCGTCTATGAACAAATCGATCTATTTGTGGGCTGAAGAAAAGCAGACAGGTAAGACGACAATAGCAAGGGCGATCGTGTCGGTGTTGAACGGAGAGGAAAACATGGATAACGCAGGAAAATACGAAAGCACGCTGGCTAAGGAAATGCAGTACAATGAACACGACATCCCACTTGCAGCGTCATGCAACGCTGTTATTCTGGATGAAAGCATGCCGAAAGACACGTCGAAGGCATACGGTCAGATAAAGCAGATGTTGACAAGTAATTCGTGTCAGTACAATCAGAAATTCAAGGACGTTCGGACGATCTCGGCAAAACGTTTCTATTTCTGCACGTCGAATGAAGACATTGCCGATTTCGTGCAGGACAAAACAGAACGAAGGTTCTATGCTATTCATCTTAATAATCAGCCTGTACAGTTGTCTTTCGATGAAATCTACAAAATTTGGAAAGAGTTCTGCGTGAATGCTACACCGCGAATGGATGATTGGCAGGCGTGGTATAACACGATCGATCATGTGAATGGCTTGGCAAGTGAGGAAATAAATTATCACATAAACCGCTTCAGGGACGATCCGATGATCCTGCAAGTGATTAACAGCGCTGAAGGGACGTATATCACTCCACCTGTTATCATAAAGGCGGCGATCGAAGGCAAGCCTACGCTTAAAGAGAAGAAGGCTGTTATCGGAGCGTTGGATAAATTAGTAGGTAAGCCTCCTGAAACACGGAGGTCTAAATACAAGCGAAAAGACTTGATCAATGCGATACTTGAGCTTAAGAAAGGCGATGCTTTCGATGAGGATGACGATGAGAAAGACAATTCGATGGATGATTTACCGTTTTAAATTTGTAAGTTATGACTATTCACTACACGGCTATGTTCGAAGGATCGACGATGCGATTTCACGGAGAAGTTTCGTTTAAAGAGGCTTCGGAGGATGATGTTTCAGGTAACGAAGATCGTATCGTTAAAGCATGTAAGCGAAAGCTGGTAACCGATTGTGAAAGATGGGGAGTAGAGACGAAAGAGTTGAAGTCGTTTGAGTGTTACTATTTCACAGAATCGAAAGAAAATCGAATAATGAAATGGGAGAAAGAATAACAATTTAAAAAAAAACAAAAAAAATCATGGAAGAAAAAAATATAGTATATGCAGTAGTTAGGTGTTATAACACTTCTAAGTCGGTTGAAAAACATGAAGAAATTGCAGGTATTTACTCGACACGTGAAAAAGCGGAACTTGCAAAGAAATCTGTCGATGATTTCTATAAAATGTTATCAGAAATGGAAGAACCGACTGAAGACTACGAATTTTACGATTTGTGGGTAAATCAGCAATCCGATTTTACGAAATATTGTGGAAGCAGAATTATTGAGGTTGAAGTACAATAGTATAAGTTATGAAATTAAGAGAATATCAATTACGCACGATAAAATTTCTGCACGAACAAAAGAACGCGATCCTTTCAGTCGGCATGGGTCTTGGCAAGACAGCTGCTGTGCTTCACTACATTGATGAGGTTAAGCCTGAAACGGTTCTGATAGTTGCACCGAAGCGCGTGGCGACTACGGTGTGGAGGCAGGAGGCGATAAATTGGGGATTGTCGAATGTGGCTGAAAAGATGGTCGTCGTCGATGGATCACCTAAAAAGCGCTCTTCGTTGCTTGCAGACAAGTCGAAGCCTTATAAGGTCATCGGTCGCGATAACATGAAAGATGTCGAAGGCTATTGTTGTGATATTTTGGTACTTGACGAATTAACTTCTTTCAAAAATCACGACACTAAACGAAGCAAAATTTGCTACGGAATAATGGCGAAACAGAAGATCGGATTGACAGGTACGTTCACAGGCGGTGATTTGACAGGTATCTGGGGACAGGCGCACGCTGTCGGATTGTTTACCGATAAACGGCAAAATTTCTGGGCGTGGCGCGCTACGTTCTTTTACAATGTTATGGAAGGCAGCAAGCAACGATGGCAGAAATGGAAATTGAGAAAAGAGTTTACGATCGATGACTTGTTGAAACCGATCCGAAAGCACATTTTCACGTTGGATTCTGCCGATTATCTCGAGATACCTGATGTTTCGTATCATCTTCACAATGTAGAATTGACTGATAACGAAATGACGGAGTATATGCGCTTGAAGACGATGCTGCACATCGACATGGACGGTGTGATGTTCAGCGTGAAGGAGCAGGCGAAGTTTGCGAAACTCCAGACAGTTGTCAATGGATTTCTGTACGATTCTGAAGGTTCGGCTTTCAGGTCGAAGTACAGCACAAAGCTTGATGAGGTAGTCGAATTTGTTGAGCGTGCGGTCGGAGAAGGCGAACATGTACTTTTATGGTACTCTTTCAGAGAAGAAGCTATTTGGTTGGCAGAAAAGTTGAAGAAGTTGGATATAAGCTTTTGTTCGTCGAACGACAAACGTTTCATCGAGAAGTGGAATAACGGAGATGTAGATGTACTGATGAGCCATGCTTCGTCGTTGGGGCACGGCGTAAATCTTCAAAAAGGAGGTCATATAGCCGTGTGGTCAAGCATAACATATAGTTTAGAGTTGTGGCTACAAGCAAACGCGAGACTTGCGCGACAAGGGCAAACAAAGCCTGTACAGATACATGTTTTTTCTGCCGTCGGAACGATCGAGGTTGATCAATACAGATCGCTTATGACAAAGAATAAGATTGAGCAGGAATTTTTAGAATTGACGAAATAGTTATAATCATGAAACGCGACGAATACGAATTGGAACAGCGTTGCTGCGATTATGCACGCAGTCACGGAATTGCTGCTGTAAAGCTTGAAGGCCAGGAAGGCATACCTGATCGGTTGTTTATCGGCAAAGGAGGAAGATGTTTGTTTGTCGAATTTAAGAAGCCGTCAGGCGGTGTTGTTTCAAAGGAACAAAAATTCTGGCTTGAGTTTCTCGGCAAGAGCGGAATGACATGTAACAACTTAGACGACTTCGCCAATGCGATAAAAGAATTTTTTAAAAAGTAAATCGTGTGCGAAAATATTTGCACATTGTTTTACTAAATAGATAACTTTTAAAACAGAAATAAATCATGACAATAGATGAAGCAATAACGGTACTCGAACTTCACAATGCGTGGAGGAAAGGAGCTGACATCGAGATGCAGTCGCCGACGAAGATCGGCATGGCTATTGATATGGTGTTGTGCGAGTTAAAAAGCTTAAGAAAAGAGAAATCAATAAAAATAGTAACATCAAAAGAAAAAGAAGAATGGATTAAACATGAAGTTATCGATTACGATTGGAAAAACGACGGCTTCGGAGATGAAGCTATTATCGAATTGCTGGATAGAGGTTATAACAAAGGTTATAATGATGCTATTAAAATTATTAACAACAATAAAACAAAACAATAATGGAAAGATTAATGAATTTGACACAGGAGGAAATGCTTGCTTTTGTGCAGGCCGAAGTGAAGGAATCGGAGATTGAAAAAATGATGGCAACACATACGATCATTCAGAAATTCGGAAAAAAG